TGATGCATTCCTACAAGGATTACTCCAAGTTGCGCAATGGATTAGGAATAACAAGAATGTTCTCGTTATGGCTGGTCTTGAGATGGTTGAGGCACTTACTGAGGTTATCCTAGAAGGTCTCCGTATCATGACCGTATTGATGCTGAAGTCTATGGAGAATATCCCATTCATTGGCGATAAAGTCAAAGAGATGACCCCTAAAGTCGATGAAGCGTTTAAAGCTATGGCTGAATCCGGTCGCAAAGCTTTGGATGAACTCAAAGACTATCCGTCAATCGCAACAGAAGAAGGTATAAAGAAAGCCATTGAAACCATGGATGCGCTTGGGCCGGAAGAAGCAGAAGCTGCTCGTCGCTTTGCTGCATCAGGTAAAGACGGCTTAGATACCTTCCGTATCTACTGTTCTCAGCTCGGTATTCAAGGCCCTGAAGAATTCATCAAAGGACTTCAAAATGGTTCAATTTCTGCACAAGAAGCAGGTAAACTATTGTCCAAGATGGCCGAACTGGGTATGTCTGAGAACCAAATCAAATATATCGCTGAAGCAGCAGGGTTCGATTACGCTAACGGTGTCCTTACAGCTAAAGAGAAAGCTAAGGAAAGCGGTGGTGAAGTTAAGAAGGCTGTTGAAGAAGGTCTTTCCGGTGACGGTCAAGGCTTTGATACGGGTCTTATTAGCTCAGCATTCACCAAACTCAACGAGCATATGGGCGGCCAACTAGATGTAACTAAAGCTTTGGCTGGAGTTAAGACTGGTGAAATTAATCAAGAAATGATTGATAAGCTAGCATCCGGCGACTTTGCCGGTATCTCTCAAGAGAACATGGACGAATACATGAAGCCTGTTGAGGGTATGGGTGATAAAGCAGCCGCGGCTGTTGATGATGCTAACACCAAAGTTGGCGCATCTATGGATAAGATGTCTGGCGATGTAAATGCTAAGGCAACCACAACGCAACAAAACCTAAACACAACTTTGGGTAACTTTGCTCCTGGTATCAACCTTGCTGGCACTGGTATGACTACCTACAGTAATACTATTGGTAATGGTAAGACTACCGCTGAGTCATCTGCGAAGACGGTTGCGGATACTGCCCAGAAGGCTATGAAGTTCGATGGTAAAGACTCCGCGGATAAATCAGTTACATCTTATGCCAACAACCTTAAGTCTGATGAGAATAAAGGTAAGGCGTCTAAGGCGGCAGAAGAAGTCAATAAGTCTGCACAAAGCGGTCTTAAAGGCACTGGTACTGCGGCTAACTCTGGTGAGGCCATTACTAAGGCCTTTGCTGGAGGTCTTGCTTCTCAAGCTGCCCTTAAGGCAGTTGATGAGGCTATGGCTAAGGTTAACTCCAAGGTTAAACATCACCAACCACAATCCCCAGCTAAAGAAGGGGTCTTCTCTGGTGACGGATGGCGTGGCGTATTCCGTTCAGGTCTTGCTATTGTTAAGGAATTTGCTGGAGGTTTAGGTTCTACTAAATCTATGGATGCGATTTCCTCAAACATGGATAAGGTCAACGAATTCGTTCAGTCTTCTATGGAGACTATGACTGGTTATCTGGATGAGAATATGGATATGAACCCGACTATTACTCCTGTCCTTGATACAACAAATCTCGATGGATATAACTGGAGCGGTGCTGGTTCGCTTAACCTTACTAGTGGAGTTAATTACTCTGCACTTAACCCTGCTACAAGGGCGCAAGCAAGCAATAGATATTCTATTGATGAAGTAGTTAAAGGTCTTAATGCTCTTGATCGTAAGCTTGAGACTCTTGCAGAAGTTGGAACTGTTGGTAATGAGCTTCTTGCTCAAGACCGTGTCAGTCCTGTATTTATGGATAAAGACCTCGTTAACCGGGCTCTTGCTCCGGGTATGGCTGATGCACAACGTTCCTATAACGATCGACTAAACATGTTAGATGGAGTATTACCAACGATATGAGAGATGAGAACTATTTCTCCATAATCTTTGGTGAGGGAGTCGAAGCTGTTGATATCGGTAAACTCTTTGATGCTGTAACTAAAGTTGAGCGTAACGCTGGTGCCGGTTTAGAACACTCGTATTCTGCCGGCGTCGGTCGTTTCGGTAAGACTTGGGTCTCAGCCCATAGAGCAACATATCCTATCAATGTAGAGGCTGTTCTACATGGCGGGCCTGTTGATTTCTTAGCCCTTAGAACTAAGCTAGCCAGAGTGTTAGACTGTCCTAATGGGCCTAAGAAGTTGCAGTTTGACGACCAAGATGGTAAGTATTACATGGCGGTAGCTACGGGGGTTACTAAATTCTCAGAAGATATCAAGTCTAGTAAGGTTACTGTTTCAATTGCGTTTGATGTACCAGATGGGTTACTTCATTCAGAAGTTACTAAGGTACTCAACGAGTCAACAAGAAGTACCGACATTGGAACTCTCACTAAAGAAGGAAAAACTGTCAAAATAACTCTAAACAATACAGGGTCTGCTCCGGCTTACCCTAGGATTAGGGTTCATAACAATTCTGACAATGGTTGGATTGGGCTTGTAAACCAGAACGGTATGATGGAAATCGGTACAAGTCTAGCTGATGTCGCAGGTACTCGGGTTGCCTCAGGTCAGTTTAACCAATCACATACTTTAATAGATATTAAACCCGAAGACAAGGCTGAATGGGCTAAATTTACAGAAGTCTCTAGCCGCTACCAGAATATTTCACCTCTACCGTTTGCAACACATGCGGAAATTGGCGGACTTAAACTGGGTTGGCGTGAGAAAGGTCTTGGTGGGCAATCGTATCCTGCTCCTGGTCTACATTGGAATGGCCAAGGTAGTAAGGGTGTCGGTCGTGACTGGGGCTGTGGTATTTACGAATATGTTCTTCCTAATGATAAGACTGGGGTTAAGGGTGCTAAAGACTGGCGCTGCGACTTCAACATGAAAGTCTGGGAGTCTGCATTTGGTCAATCAGGTGCGCTCTCGCTTATGTTTGTTACAGATGACAATCGTATTATTTGTGCTTACACTATTGAGAAACCTGATACGTCAGGGGAAATCACGTGGCAGTCGTTCTCACTAGGTGATATCCACTCTGGTGCGACGTACCAACGTGAGATGAATAGCTTCGGCGCAAATAACAACGAGCCTGGACAACCTCGACCAAACATAGCTTTTAATAGTCGTACTGGCGATGCTTATATTATCAAGGAAGGGCCTAAGTTGACCTTCTCTTATAATGGTATTCCTAAGACGTTGAACGACCCGTCTAAAGAATACCTAACTTGTACTAAGATTTGGGTTATGGCTGGACGTTATAAAGGTGAAAGAGATGGCGTAGGCTCGCTCGATACTTTATGTATCCAATCCATTCGCTTCGTTAAGAATAATGCTGAGCGCTATGACTTAGTTCCTAACAAGTACGCTAAGGGTAGTGAGGTTGTAGTAGATATGGAACAAGGTAAGGTATCGTTTGTGGCTAACCCATCATCATCTAAGGTTGGTGTATCTGCCGCTGGAGACCTTATAAACGGTTCGCGATACTTCTCAATCCCTCCAGGTGAGTCTAAGCTAGAGGTTCATTCATCTGACTTCTGTGAACAAGCACCTGACGTTACTATAGAATGGGATGAAACCTGGTTGTAAGAAAGGAGGGCCAAAACTTCAAAATGATTGCAAAACCTGCATGGCAGTTGACTATTCATGACAATGCTATGAATATCATCGATCATATAAACAATGATGTACCTGGTTCTCTTAAGTATTATGACGAAGAGTTCCATGAATACTGTGGTAAGGGTTCCTCAACCTTTAACTTTAAGGTTGATAAGTATCTGAACGGTAAACTCAACCCTAGAGTTGAGCAGATGACCTCTGATTGCTATATCTCATTCCAAGACGATGGTCGAGATTATGTCTTCAGTGTCATAAACCGTAAAGAGACCAATACCACAATCGAATTCGAATGTAACTCAGCAAACCTTGAACTTCTTAACGAGAAGGTTCGAGCATACGAAGCAAAAGAAGCTCATACATTTTTAGAGTATGCTGATATTATGGGTCTATTCAGATTCACTAAGATTGACCTTGGACGTTGTGATGTTCGTGATACCAAGCTAACTCTTAAGTTTGAATCAGATGACGACACTTGTTTGGCCCGTATTATCAAGCTTGTTGAAGCCTTTGACTGTGAGATGGATATTCGAACCTATCTTAATCAAGGTGGACAAATCGACAAGTATGAGCTTAACGTCTACAAATCCCGTGCTCTTTCTGATGACCGTGAAGATGGTCTAGGTCGAGTTCGTACTGATATTCGACTTGAGATGGGTCGGGATATTGTATCGGTAGTGAAGAAAGAGGACAAAACCAACCTCTTCTCCGCCATCCGTATTCGTGACAAAGACGGTAATTATATCAAACAACCCAAGGCCAGAGAGGTTAAGGCGGCAGATGGTGTGCATAACGAGATTTACTGTACTCGTAATGCTACAACCATTTATGCCCCAATCTCAGCTAGACTATATCCCTCACTAAACAAACGTGAGAACTGTGATAACTGGATTGTACGTGATGTAAAAACCGAGTTCACGGACTACAAGCAGGCCTGGGCTTATGCAGTTAAGATGTTGAAGACCTACATGTACCCTGTTACAACATGGGAGATTGAGCTAAACTCTGCGGTAGTTCTACAACGCAATGATATCC